CGGATGGCGTCCCAGGCGCCGGCCTGCCAGGCGTCGGCCCACAACTGGCTGGCAACGTCAGGCGGCATGTCACGCACCGCCGCGGCTTCGCTTGGATGGCGTGAAAGCCAGACGAAATAGGCCCTGAGCGACGCGTCGCTCATGCCGGCCGCCGCTTGCGGGTGAACTGGTTGATGCGCTGCTGCTGCTCGAGGTGCGCATCGTGCTCTTCGCGTGCGTCGTTGACCAGGCTGGCCTGGTACTCGTCAATCGCGGTCTGGGGCACCAGCCGGCGACCCCCGATGTTGATCGACAACAACTCGCCGCGGCGGATCAGCCGCTTGACCGTCGCTTCGCTGACGCCCAGCAGCTCGGCAGTTTCTCTGGTGTTCCTGTTGAGAGAGTCCATGTCATTGCGCGGCTTTGGCGCGCGGCAGCGCGGCCCGGCTGAGATACTCGCGGATGGCGTCGCGCACCACGGCGCTCAGGCTGATCTGACGCTGCTCGGCGACCTGGTCGAGCAGCCGTCCCTGCTGCTCGCTGACCATCGCCGTCACGCTTCGGGTGAGCATGACGCTCGAGTCGTGGAGTGCCACTTGCCCCTTCCTCCTAGAACGCATATTCTAGTAGGCCGTCTACCAGAATTCGGGAAAACCTTGAAACTAAACGCTAAATCGCGTCCCGGTCAGCGTCAACGCCACGTAAACGCCACGTAAAATCCCCGGTACCCTCCGGCGACTCGCCTGACCCTGTCTGACCCAGCCTGAGCGCGGCGTGATATCGTTTCGATAGCGGCGTTTTGTGACACTGGGAAGGCCGGGGCATGCATGACCAATGACAGCACTCGCCGACGTGGCCGCCGCTCGGCTGGCTCGCGCAACCTGACGTTCGCCGCCAACCTGAAGCGTCTGCGCCAGCGCGACAGCCTGACCCAGGTGCAACTTAACGACGCGCTCGGGCTGCCCATCGGCACCATTGCCCGCTGGGAAGAGCACACGCACGAGCCGTCGCTGAATCAGTTGATCCAGGTCGCGGCGCACTTCCACGTCCTGCCTGGCGAGCTGCTCAACCCCGTGCCCGTCTTCGGCAGTGGCGCGTTCGAACCGCCGATGGTGGTCAACCTGTGGGTGCTGCAGCAGACCATCCACATCTATCCGAGCCGTCCGGTGTAGCAAAGTGTGTAGCAACGCGCTGCTACACACGGACATTTCGGGACCCTTGCTGAGCCAATTTTGAACTCAAAATGAGGGTTTCCAAGGCCAAAAAACAGAACTGGCACAGAAATGCGAACGGCCTCGTTCTGAGTTCAAAATCACTCATTTTCGACCTTCTGGCAGCAACCCGGACAGCAACGCCTCAGTGCGCAGTGGCCGTCCAGTAGGCCGCCAGGCGCGCGCCGGCCTCGGTCAGCATGTCCGGCGTGACATGCTGGTAGTGCCGTGTCATCACCGCCGAGCCGTGGCCCAGGATGTCCTGCACCACCCGATCCGGCACGCCCGCGCCCAGCAGGTAGGTGCCGGCCGAATGCCGCAGCGTGTGCGGGGTGGCGCCCACAATGCCGGCCCTCAGACAGATCGCGTCGAAGTGGTCGCGGATGGTGCGTGCCGCCGGTGGCAAGCCATCCTCGGCCGCGAAGCACAGGCCACTCAGCGCACGCACAGGCCGCGCGCGCTGCTGCTCGAGGGCCCAGGCCGCCAGAGGCATGAGCGGCACCCAGCGACGTCCATGGCGCGATTTCGGGGCGGCCAGCTCGCGGTTCATGTCGATCGACTGCTGGCGGACCTCGAGCACCCCGCGATCCAGGTGCACCGCGGTCCAGGCCAGCCCACGCGCCTCGCCCGGCCGCAGCCCGGTCGCCAGCATGGTCGCGAAGAGGTACTCGTACTCGTCGCCGCGGGCGGCTGCCAGAAACGCGTCGCCTTCGGCGCGGCTCAAACAGCGCGGTTCGGACGGCTCGCCGCGCGGCGCGGCAACCAGTGGTACCGGGTTGCGCACGATGAGTTGCCAGCGCTCGGCCTGGCTGAGTGCGGCGCTGAGTACGTTGCGCGCACCCAGCACACTGGCATGCGAAAGACCCTTGCTGATAATGCGCGCCTGCATGCGCTGGACATCGCCAGGCCCGAGTTTGGCCAGTGGGATTTTGCCCAGCGTCGGGATCAGGTGGCGACGCGTGATGTTCTCGTAACGGACGTAGGTCAGCGGCTTGCGTGACGGTTTGACCGTCTCTTCCAGCCATTGTTCGAGGTAGTCGCCGGTCTTGAGTCGTCCACGTGGCACCGGCAGCCCGGACTGGCGCGCGCCGAGCAGGCGGACGAGCTCAGATGCGACCTCCTCGCGCGTACTGCCGTAGATGACCTTGCGCTCGCCGTACTCGAGCGACACCGCGGCGCACCAGACGGTCTTTTCGACGAGCATGCCGTCCTTGCGCGTGTGGCGCCGCACGCGCGAATAGATGCTGCCCTCGCCATTGCCGCGGCGGCTCATCGGAACAACCACCAGCGCAGGGCTTTGTGAAGCCACGGCCCACAGAACACGCCCAGCCCGAAGCCGATGATCACGCTGTCCCAGTCAATACTCATCGCATCACTTCCAGAAGTGATTGACGACGGTGGCGCCGACAATCAGCAGCACCAGGCTGCTCCAGCCGGTGACATACCAGCGCAAGACGTCGGCTTTGACGTCGGCGAGCTCGGCCTTGGTGGCCAGGTAACTGAGACGCGTCTCGATCACCAGCAGGCGATCTTCGATGCCGCGCAAACGCGGCTCGAGCGGTGCATCAGCCAGCGTCACGCCATCAACTCCGCAACCTTGACGCGGAGTGCCCTGGCGAGTTTGCGCAAGGTGGGCGGCTGGACGTTGCGCTCGCCGGCCTCCAGGCGAATGATGGTCGCGCGCGAGACACCTGAGAGGGTGGCCAGATCCACCTGCGTCAGCGCGCGGCGCAGGCGCAGGTCGCGCAGATGGACCAGGGGCGGCACCATTGTCACGATAGGCGAGTGTACTGCCAGAGTGGCGTCACAATCTTGAATCAGCATGCCGACAGTGTAGCAGATATGTTGCATGCATGTCGCATATCAAGTATAGTGAAGTCACGATGAGCACCATCACCACCTGTGAGTGCGAGGCCTGCCTGAGTGACGGCACGGCTCGCGCCGCGAAGTCGATCGACCTGGTCGTGGCCGATCGCTGGAAGTTTTTCCGCGCATTCGACGGCGCCATGTCCTACGGCGTCCCTTCCTCCAAGCCAGGTCGCTTCTATCGCACCTCGGCCGAGGGCTGCACCTGTCCTGACCAGAACTACCGCCCGTGGCTGCTGTGCAAGCACATCATCGCGGTGCGGCTCTATGAGCAGGCCGTCGCCGAGGGGGTCATTCAGCCATGACCACCTTCAAGCGTTTCACCCAGTTCGCCTTCGGGCACGACAATCCGGAGCCCGAGGTCTGGGTCAATCCCGCCACCATCGCCTACTGCACACCGCGCATCATCACCCGCGGCAAGGGAACCGAAAGCGTCGACGGGACGCTGCTGTACTTCCAGCAGGAGGCCGGCGTGCTGGCCGTGCGCGAGCCGATCGCCGAGGTGGTCGACGCACTCAGCGGCGCGAGCTGGCGGCGCTGCGTCGAAGCCGACCCCGCGCGCTATGGGATCGGAGTAAAACCGTGAAGCTTGCCACCAGTCTCGACATGGCCATCGAGGCGCTGCAGCAACGTATCTGGTACGTGGAAAGCTTCAAGGGCGCGCGCGGTGACAATGCTGCCGCAACCAGACTGCGACGGACCAATCGCATCGCCACCTATCGCGAGGCGCAGGACACCCTGCGCGCGCTGCGGCTGATGCTAGACGGCATCCAGCCATGAGCATCGAGGGCGTGGTCGAGGCGCGCAACGGCACCGGCGTCAAGATAGACGGCGAGTGGCGCAACGTTTCAAAATTTCACCCCGTGGAGTTACCCGAAGTGGGCGCGCACGTCCGCGCCGACGTCGACAACAAGGGCTTTCTCAAAGAGATCCAGGTGCTGGATGGTGAGAGTCCCGCGGTTTCGAGTCGCGACGAGCGCATCACGCGCCTGGCCGTGCTGAAAGCCGCGGCCAACTTCGCGGCGATCCGCTCCGACATCAAGAGCGCCGACGTGCTGCGCATCGCCGACAAGTGGCTCGAGTGGGTCAACCATGACGCCGGCTGAGTTCGAGGAGATCGCACGCCCGCTGGGCGAGCTCGAGGACTACCTGCGCAAGCAGGCCACTCTTGCCCGTGCGATCAAGCACGACGCCGACGCACTGAGCTTCGACGAGGCGTTGCGCATGGCCGTCGCCGTGCACGCCTACTGCCAGTTGCTGGTCGACAAAGATGAGTGACTGGAAAACCGTCGACAATCCCGCATGGGCGGGAGTCGAGCCGAGGCGTCTGAGCGGCTCAGAGTGCCACGACCGCTCGCACTTCGGTCCCTTCAGGGGCAGCCAGCTCCTCCACGGACAGGCTCGAGGTGCTGCGCATCGCCGCGGCCTTCGGCGCCAGTCGCCCCGACTGCAAGAGTGGTGACGTGTTGAAGATCGCGGACTCCTGGCTGGCCTGGCTGGAGGCCGGCAAATGACCACCGCGTTGCGGAAGTCCCGCAACGCCCGTTGCGGAAGTGTTGCGGGACTGCTAGGCTTCGGCCATGACTGAGGCATGGGCATTAGTCAAATCGACGGATTTAGACGCCATTGCACAACGCATCAATACCGAGTTTGAGGCGTCGCAGGTACACGCGGCGCAAGCCGTCATTCGCGCAGCTCGCACCGGCGCCTTGCTGAAACAGGCCAAGGCGCGGGTCGAGTACGAAGAGGGCTACGGCGAATGGAAGCTGTGGTGTGACGACAACCTGCCGTTTTCGGACCGCACCGCGCAGCTGTATATGCAACTGGCGACTGCGGTGCCAGCGCTCGCCGATCCCGAGGCCGACGTTGACCAGGTGTTGCGTGAGCAGCCCGTCGCCCGCGAACTCGCCGGCCTGTCGCTGCGCCGCGCCATGGCCAGGCTGGCTGAGCCGAAGCGTCGCGCGCTGCCGCCGAGTGACGCCGCGCCGCAGTCGACACCCGATACGCGCTCGAGTGATCCGCACGAGCTGCTCTGGCAATGGGTGCGCGGATTCCTGCCCGCCGCCAGCCACGACATTCAGCTGGAGGTGCTGGAGGCGTATCTGATGCGGCGCAAGGAGTATCCGCCTGACGCCGATCGCTTCGAGGATTGGTGCGTCGCCTACAGCCTCGGCCAGCGCGCGAAGAGCCGTCGCCGCTGATGCCGTACGTCGCCAGGTACGAGGTGGTCGACGCGCAGGACCCGAAGAGGCACGCCGGCTGGTACTCGGCGACGGCCTGCTCAATTGCTGGTTTGGTGGTTATAAGTGCCGTTACAAGGCTCAAACATAGCCCGATGGCTGGGCAGGTGGAAGGACACCTCAGAATAAGTGCCGTTACAAGGACCAAACATGACTACCAACCCACCGCTTACCGACGAGCAGCTCGTGGCCAAGCTTGTGCGCGAGTGCGACGAACTCCGCGCCGAGGTCGAGCGATTGAAAGCACTTCTCAAGGAGCATGGCATTGAAGACGTGCAGTCGCTGTCACGAATCCCAGCCGACCACTGAGTTCTACTCAGACCGGCGCGCTACTGACGGGCTGAATAGCCACTGCAAGACGTGCCACCTGAAAGCGACTCAGGCGTACAAGACTGCTGATCCGGCACGCCGCAAAGCTCAGGACGACTCCTGGCGTGCCAGCAATCCTGACCGGGTACGTGCGGCCCGCGATAACTACGATGAGCGCAATCCCGGCTATCGGCGGAGAGTCATTCGCGACTGGCGAGAGACGCATCCTGAGCGGGCGCGGGCACATAACGTTCTGAATCGTGCCGTGCGCTCAGGGCGGATCATGCCATCATACGAGTGTTCGACGTGTGGCATCACTGGCGTGACCATTGAAGGCCACCATCCTGACTACTCGAAACCCTTGGAGGTGGAGTGGCTGTGCAGACAGTGCCACGCGAAGATGGGCAAACATTGAGCGAGCATCAGCACTGCCAATGTGTGCCCGAGTTGACCCAGACTAACGAGCGGCTACGGATCAATTTGCGGGACTATCGACAGAAACACCGCTGCTCGCATCAGGTCATGTGCTGGGCTGACGAGATCGCCTCAAAGGCGCTTGATCGCTCTCGAAGCCCTTGGGCCTCATAAGGAGTGATATGACCACCAAAACCCCAGAACAAGAAGCCTACTTGCAGGGTGTTGCCGCTGCCGCCGATCAGATCAGAGAGTTGGTCGCGGCGCTTCAACGCATCCATGAGTGCCTGGTGACGGGGCGAGATCACCCTGAGTGCGTCGCGGCCATAGACGAAGCACTTGGCCGACATAAGAACTAGTAACTAGTAACTAGTAACTAGTAAGACGGCCTAAAGAAGCCGCGCGATCGCCAGCCCGCCGAGCATGCCGAAGACCACGATTGGCGTATTCGGCAACACGCCCACCAGGCCCAGAATCGCCAAGATCAAAATGATGATGGCGATCAGCCAACCAACTGTCACTGCCAAGCTACCTACCGTCGTTATCTGCATGTCACTTGCCTCCCTCGGTCATCGGCTCGGTGGTCTGGCCTTGCCGAACCAATAGCTGATCACCAACGTACTGATCGCCACGACGCCGCTCGCGACATTCGGGTCGCGATATACGACCAGGATCGCGTAGCTGCCGCCAAGGATGAGCGCTGACAGCAGGAACTCAAAGCACAGGTGGATGATGTCGTAGCGGTTGTTGAGCTTGGCTGCCTGCTCGCTGGCCGTCTCCGCCGACTGCCGCGTGGTGCCTGAGCCATTGATGCCAAGGTCAGCCATGGCCGGCGTCTCCACGGCCACCATTTCAGGAACTACGCGTCTCGCGCCCGAACAGAAAACCCACCGCCGAGCCAACCACCAGCAGCGCCGCCTTGCTGGCCGCCTCGTCCGTGTGCGGCAGCACCACGATCCAGGTCATGGCCAGGATCAGCACGACGGCGATCGCCGCGGTGGCCAGCGTCCTGACGAGTTCCAGCCGCTGCTCGTCCACCAGACATCTCTCAGCTCAGGGATAGGCCTGCAGGCCCAGGTCCGCGGCGAGCTGATCGAAGCGACCCGAGTCCCACCAGCGCCCACCGCAGCACGCGCTGCGCGAGCTCGGCGAGATGGTGCGGTGTGACATCAGGTACTGGATGGCGGGGTAGGTCTGCATGGCCAGCCGAGAGACCGCCAGCGTGCCGGCGTATTGCGCATCCGTCACCGCCGTCGCGCCCGAGCCGTTGTCCTCGGTCTCGATGGTCACCGTCTGGTAGTTCGGATTGGCCGAGTTGCCGACGATCGTGACCCACTGGTTGCCGGGCTCGAGGATGCCATTCGCCCAGGAACCATCGGCCAGCTTCACATACTGGTGCTGTTGGCCCTGCAGGCCGATGCCGTAGTGCGACGACACCTGGCTGGCCGGGTTCTGAAACCAACTGTCGCAGGAGGCGAGCGTGCCGGCCATGGTGTGCACCACGATGGCCACCACGGGCCAGCCGGCGCGGCCCTGATAGTGATTCGGACTTCCGACCCAGACGACGTTCGCCTCAGGCGGCGCGGGCGGCCGCACGTACAGCGGCTCTCGCGCCGAGATCTGACCGGCCCAGTTCGGGTTCAGGCCATACAAAATCGCCTCGAGTGAGTCGGCGCCGAAGTCGGCAGCCAGCCAGCGCGCCTCGTTCATCGCGTTCAAGCCGGCACTGATGGCCGCCTGCTGTTCTTTGAGCAGGTCGAGCTGCTGCTGGATGCTCGGCCCGTCAGCCATCCGCGTACAACGGAATCTCGGGCGCGGTGTCGATGCCCGGCGTAAGCGCCTTTACATACGCGTCGACCGAGTCTTCGCCGGTCCAGCGCGCCTCGAGCGCGGCCTTGAGCGCTGCGGACTGCAGCGCCTGCTGCTGTTGAAGAACCGCGATTGCCTGTTGGATCTCGTCTTCGGTCATCACTCAGTGATCCGGTGCTGCCAGCACGTGCAGCTTGTCGCTACTCAGGTACGCCGGATCGGTGACCCTCAACTTGGCGTATTCGTTCGGGTCGAATAGCACTGCTACCTTGTGGGCGCTGCCGACCGCGCCGCCACTCGGCTCCATGCCGACGATCAAGCCGTTGCCGGGGTCGACGTACACCACTTTGAATTGGAACTCGGTTTCGGTCATGCGAGCTGCCACCTCCCAGGTCCATCCATGCGATTGACATTCAGGCGGACGTGCGACTCGCCGAGCGTGGTCGAATCCGTAGGAGTGACCTGGCCGCAGGCGCAGCCGTCGTGGTCGGTCTTGTGGACGAACATCTGCTGCACCTCGACGGGCGCCGCGCCGCCACCCACTGGATGGGTCGAACTCGCGCCGCAGCCATCCGGACAGTTCAGCACGATGTATGAATGATTCGGTGTTCCGTCGATTCCGGTGGTCCAGCGCACCTCGGCGGCGGGGATGGTGCCGGTGTGACCTGTTTCGTCGTACACCACGTCGATGGAGCCGTCAGTATTGAATTGGACTGGTCTGATGCTCATGGGTTGTACTCAACTGCGATTGATCCATTGGCGAGCGTTGATCCACGACCCGCAGTCAGGCCACTCGCTACGTTTACCTGAATCAAGCCTTTATCTAACCCAGGACTGTTGTAGGCCACTCCGGTCACAGTTACCGGATTGCCTAAATCTCGCACTGTCATACCGGACGTGCTCACAGTCAGCGTCGGCGTTCCGCCCTTGTGAGCTATATATGGAATGAGGTATTCGGCGACAGTCGCAGACATGCAGTAGCCGACACCGAAGAACAGGTCTGCGATCTTCTCGTAGTACCGCTGGCATCTCGCCAGGTCGTCGGCCGGGTGCAGCGGCGCGTAGTCGGCCGCCACCGAGCCCACCACCAGCATGGCGTTGTCCAGATACGCCGTGCAGGAGGCCGTGAACCACACGGCGACATTCAGCCCAGTTGCCGCTGCCGCGACGGTACGCGTCATGGTCAGGGTTTCGTAGGCCCCACCGCCTGTATGAAACGTGCCCTGGGTCCAGACGGAGCCGTCGTAGATCGCAACCTGCACCGCATTCGCGGTGCTGCATTTGACGCGGACTGAGAACGTGACCGGCTTATTCCGCAAAAGGACAGCCTGCTCGTTGCATTGCTGGGCAAACTGACTGCCGCCCGCCGAACGCGTATACGTCACCGCCGCGCAGTACGAGCCAGCCCCATCGACGTTTGCGCTGTCGCGGCTGACGCTGAACGTGTCGCCACCGGCTACGAACGCCGCCCACCTATCGGCGTTGTAGGTCCCACTGGCGCTGCCAGCAAATGCCCCGGCTCCACGCTGCCAGATCTCGAAGCCGCCATTGGTCAGTAAATTCAGGCGCGCCGTGTCGGTGCCGAGCTTGGCGTTGGCGACCGCCTGATTGGCAATGTCGGCCGTGGCAATCGTGCCGTCGGCGATCTGCGTCGTGGTGATCGCGCCGGTGGCGATGTCGGCACCCTGGATGGTGCCGTCGGCAATCATGGCCGAGGTGATCGTGCCCGCGGGAATCGCTGCGGGATTGATCGGCAGGCCCAGCCCCGGCGAGTGATCGTGCAGGTCGAGCGACTTGGTCGCGACCTGGACGTCCTCCTTCTTGAAGATGTCCGTGCCCGCGTTAGCGATCGGGAACTGGTTCGCACCGGTGAAGTTGACCGAGTTGGTTCTGGCCACTGACAGACCTCCTTTAGCTAGGGGGTGGCTCCACGGCGGTCCACTGCACCGCCTTGATATGCAGGCTGCCGCGCCATTCGCGGCCAACTTCGTCGAACGCCTGGCCGACGCGGTAGTCGATGAAGCTCAGGTACGTATTGGTCTCGTCCGGCAGCACCACGGGGACCGCGCCAGGATTGTCGACCGCGGCCTCAACCTCCTGGCGAATCTGAATGCGGCCCTTGCGCATCGGCACCCCGTCACGCCGCACCAACCCGTCGGCGCACAGGATGTCGCCCTCGAAGGCCATCATGCGCGACGGACGCAGCGCGTGCCCGATAGCCACCGAGGCCACCGCCGGCGAATCGGTGTTGACGCTGTTGTGCAGGTGCACGCGGAACTGCGCCAGAATGGCCACGGTGCCAACCGGGAACGGCTGGCGGTCGAAGGTGCCGGCCTGGAAGTTGTAGCCAAAGTCGGTCCACGTGGTCTGCGACGGGCTGGTCTTGTACTCCAGCGTCAGATAGTTATTGGCATCAATGTGCGGGCCGGTCACCGACCACTCACGGAGCGTCTTGCGCGACGCCTGATACGTGCCGTGCCACGTCGGTAGCCGTACCCAGTCGTCACCCACCAGGAAGCGGTACTGCGAGCACGCCAGCGGGTTGAACACACACGGGTTGACCACGCGCGAGCACGTGCCGTCTGAAAACCCGATCATGGTGAAGGTGTGCCCGGCTGGCGCACCGATGGCCGTGGTGAACATCCGCGACGGGTATTTCCCACTCCAGCCGTGGTTGAGCGCGCCATTCCACGCGTCGATGCGCTCCGGGTTGGCCAGCACATTCGCCAGCGTCTGGTACGTCGAAAAGGTGCCCTGGATGATGAACGCGCCGAACTTGACCAGGTAACTCGTCGACGTATCGGGATTCCAGATGCCGGCGTAGCCGAACAGCGACCCGACGCCGACGAACGACGTGATCTGGCCGCGCACCGGGCCGTCGTAGTCGGGCAGCCGCTCGGGCCCGATCTGCTCCATCGACAGGTCGGTCCCGACGCGCGCTAAATTGGTGCCGTAGCCCAGGTACAGGTCGTTCAGGAACTGGCCGCGGCAGCGTCCGTTGCGCGCGTTCGGCGCGAACTGCAGGAACGGAAACAGCGGGTGATCGTCGCCCGCTGCATCCAGCGTGTACAGCCCGTCCGTCTTGGCGATGACCAGCACACCACCCGCGGTCGACAACAGCGCGGTGATGGGTGAGCTGCGATCGCCGACGCGGAACTGCAAACTGGTGTAGTTGGCCTCGCTGGTCGGATCGGCGTTGGTGTCGCACTTGCGCAGCAGATTGGTCTGGTCGGCCCACCACCACTCACGGCCGATTCTGACGAACGCGCGCGCGCCGAACGTCGCCATGGCGGTAAACGCCGTGCCGTTGGTGCTCCATTGCGCGACGATGCCATCGCCGAAGCCGACCCACACCCGCTGGACGCCGTCGAAGTTCGAGGCGAAGACCACCGCGCACACGATCGGATTGGCAAACGTCGCGGTGACCGTCCACGTGTTCGTGCTCGGCGCGTATGACAGGATCTGGGTGCCGGCGGCCATGAACAGGGTCGTGCCGAGCTCGAAGAAGTCGACCACCTCGCCCGTGCCCGCGCCCGTCGAATTCAGCACCTCGGGTCCCTTGCACCACGGCCACACGCTCAGGTCGACGCCCATCGCCTCGGCGTAGCGGTAGTCGTGCCACTTGTGCTGGGTGCGCATGCCCATACCGATCGTCAGCGATTCGAACGGCTCCTGGCGGTCGGCCAATGGCGACAGGTTCGCGTAGTCGAAGTCGGGCGGGTCGACGCTGGCGATGTCCTCGGCCTTGGCTGACAGCAGCGCCGGCTGGCCAGGACCGGGCGAGCCGAGCAGGTGCCCGGTGCCGTTGATCTTGATCATGAACGGATATGGCTCGCGGCGAACGTACTGGCTCATCGCATCAGCCCCAGTACTGCCCGGCGAGCTGCCGCGGCGGGCCGAAGTACCGACGCCGTCGCAGCGTGCGCCCCGGCAGAGGCGCGGTGAAGTGCTTGCGGCACTCGTCGGTGAACCACGCCGCGGCCGACGCCTGGTCGCGGATCAAACGCTGATTGGCCTGCGGCTCGAGCATGTGCGCAAATCTTCGCCAGGCGATGACCAGTGCCGCGGAGGCGACCCAGTTGCGCTCACACGGTGATTCGTCGTCTTCGAGGTACAGCCCACTCTGCTCGCCGAAGATGCCGCCGTTCTTGCGACAGTGGTCGTAGGCGCGCTTGAGCACGCGCAGCCACAGGATGTCGCCATCGACGAAGGTGGTGGTGCCGGTGTTCAAGTAAAAGTCGCCGCCATCGCGTTCGATCATGCCGCGCACCACGCTTTCGAACGGGTCGATCAGGTCGCGATCCTGGTAGTCCTTGATGACGCCGACCTGGAGCACATCGCTCGGGTCCTGCAGCCAGGGACACACCACCGACAGGTTGTGGCGATTTTTCAGCGGCGTCGGGATGCACGCCACCTCGACGATCAGCCAGCAGTTCTTCAACCCGTCGTTGATCAACCGATGCGTGGTCGGCACATCGAACGGCCCGAGCACCTCGAAGCGCTCCCCGAAGCCGGCCAGGCCGGTGTTTTCCAAGTCGTCGTAGATCTGCGTTTCGAGCTCGGCGTAGGTGAAGGCCTCCATGTCCTGGTACTGGGTGCCCGTGCCGGGGTCGGCGAGCGGCGGCAGTGCCCAGGCCAGGTCGGGCGTGATCAGTCCGGTCGCCGGCTGATAGCCCTGCACATAGCGGTGGCGGTCGGTCTGCTGGACCGCGCCGGGGCGGTACAGCGGGCGGTCGATGAGCTGGTCGGTCTGGGGGATCCCGGACTTGATCGGATAGGCGTCGCAGTACAGGTGGGTCAGGTCCGAGTTGGCCGTGGCGCGCACCTCGTACGAGTCCGGACCGATGTACGGCCCCGCCTCGACCGAAAACGTGGAGCGGTACGTGGCCAGGCTAGGCATACGAGACGGCCGCCTCCAGGGTGGTGATGTCCAGGCGTCGCACCGCGCCGCTGGAGTCGATGACGTACAGGCCGTGGTCGGTTTTTGCGAACAAGCGCAGCGTGCCGGCCGTTGGCGTGGCGGGGTTGGAGGCTTGCTCGAGCAGGTCGAAGGTGGCCGGCGTCGTCCACGCCGTCGCGTAATCGGTCGCGCTGGTCTTTGCCAGAACCTGACCGGTGGTGCCGCCGGCTGGCACGCCCGGTCCCGTTGCGCCGGTGGCACCTGTTGGACCCGTCGAGCCGGTGTCGCCCTTGGCGGCGATCTGCTGCCAGGGAGCCGCCGGTGGTGCGACGCCGAGCGTGACGTTGCTGGGCGCGTAGTAGCTCGAGCCGACGTACGACACCGCGTCGTTGGCAACGTACGTGGTGCTGGAATTCCACTCGCCGCGCCAGGACGGCGCGCCGCCGGGCGGACCCTGGATGCCCTGCACGCCCTGCACGCCCTGGGGTCCCTGCACGCCCTGCGGCCCGGTCGGCCCCTGGATACCCTGATCCCCCTGTGGGCCCTGCGGACCAGGCGGGCCCTGCGGCCCGGTCCACGCCGGCGGCACGTCCGGCACGAACGGCGGCGCGGGCGTGGAATTCAGCGGCTGCAGTGGTGGTGCCGGCGTGGGCTGATACGGGTTGAGCGTCGGCGTCTCGGTCATGCTGCTACGCTCGCCACGTGGCCGATCCCACGCACGTCCAGGGTTTCCTCAGTGGCTACGTGTCGACCAACGTGCAGGCCGGCCAGGTCATCGCGGCCATGGTGGCGGTGACCGAAGCCCAGGTCCGCAGCGTGGCGTGCGCCGTCTCGGCCTCCGGTGGCACGGGCACCACCATCGTCGACGTGCAGATCAACAACCAGTCGCTGTGGACCGATCCGGCCAATCGACCGACGATGACCGGCGGCACCGCAGGGCGTTTCACCGGTGGCAAGTTGCCGAATCGCCGTGCCATTCGCATCGGCGATATCGTCAAAATCCTGGTCGCCACGGCCGGCAACCATTCGGGCGTGGTGGCTACGGTGGCAATCGAAGAGCCGCAACGTCAGCCACCTCTCGCCCCTTCTTTTTGACCACGATCGACGGTCGGTCCGCGGCACCCGCGGCGACGGCCCTGTCTCGCGCCAGGACCGCGTCTTCAACCGCGCGGTAGGCCCTGACGTACTCGTCGTGGGTAACATCGCCCAGCGCGCGCCTGGCCTCGTTTTCGGGCATGTTCAGGAACAGCTCGCCATCCAGGACGCCGCGAGAGGCCTCGGCCTGCGGCTCGTCCAGGCAGTAGCCGTCGCGCGCCACGCGTTTGATGGTGTCCAGCAGCAGCAGTGCGTACACCTGCTTGACCTCGGCCTCGGTCTGGCAATACCGTCGCGTGCCCGAAATGAGCTCGATGCGATAGAAGCCAGGGCCGAAGCTGCAGCCGGAGCGATGGCTCACGTCGGCGTCACCGTCGCGTCCGCGCTCACCGTGTTCACCCCCTGACCCTGGCTGGCCACGCGGTAGTGGATCAGCACGGCGCTCGTCAGGCCGGTCAGCAACACGCTGTGGCTGGTCACCAGCGCGGCCGAATATGTCGTGTTGCCATAGGCCACAGTCGTGCCGTACTCGACCAGCGAATCGGCCGGCAGCGTGGTCGTCCAGGCGATCGTCGCCTGCGCCACGCCGGGCGTGCCGGTGACGCCGGTCTGGGTGGTGCTCGGGCCCTGCGGGCGCGCGCCCTTCCCCGCGCCAGCCGAGCCCAGACTGGCATCCGTCGGCCAGGTGGCCGGCTTGGTGTTGCCCAGGTCGGCCGCCCAGTCAACCGGGGTGTGCGTCCACAGCCCGCCGGCGGCGCCCTGGTTGGCGATCGGCATGCGCGGTCTCCTTCTTCTTACGCGCTGGCGGCGGCAGCGGTGGTGGCGGAGGTGGCGGAGGTGGTTGTGACACCTGACGCTGGGGGTTCGCGTGAGCCCGGACTAACCAGGTCTCGAAACGACTCCGAGCCCTCAATCGTCTGCTCGCCCTCCACCGTGAACCCCTCGCGCAGGTACACCTCGGCGTTGGCCGCGGAGCCGATGAACGTATCCCCATCGGGTCGCTTGTAGGTAAAGAACAGGTCACCCGGCGGCGTGCCAGGCGTCGTGGACTGCGCGGCCTGGGCCGCCTGCAGCCACTGGCTTGCTTCAGCCATATCTCTCAACGCCTCCTTGCTTCGCGCAGTGGGTCGTAGCCACGCCCGCGCTGCAGTTTCGAATCGAGCTCTTCCATGCTCACGTTGGTCTCGACGCCGGCCATCTGCGCGTCCGCGCTCGGGGCGCTGTTCGGCTCGGCCTTGATTGGCGGCAGCCGCATCTTGAGCCCGGTGGCCTCTTTGGCGTCGCTGAAGATCTCCTCGAGTTCTTCGGTGGTCCGCAGACTGAGCGGGTTGTCCTGGTCCTCGTCCAGCACGTACTGCGGCACGCGCTGGGCGATGCGACGGATGGCGGTGATCAGAGCAGCCCGCTTTTTCTGTTCGGCGAGCACCCCTGGCCGCACCTCGGTGATCCACTCGCGCGCCTCGGACGGGCGCAGCAGGACGAAGCCCAGATTTTCGTACATGGTGCGGTTGTAGGGGTCCGATTGGAGCTGGACGATGTCGCCGTCTGGGCGCCGGTACCAGGCCAACGGAAAGTTGTAGGTGAGGCCGGCCGACGGCTGGTGCTCGACCGGCGCGGCGCGTTGCTCAAGCCGCTCGAGCAGTGACTGCCCCTGATCTATCTGCTGTGCCATCTCTTTAGCCGACGCCTTTCGCCCAGACGCCGAAGGTGGGACGCATCATCTGGTGGCCGTAGATCACCTCTGAGGCCAGCTTCCAGGTGAAGAAGTCGATGTCGTAGAACAGGTGCAATTTGGGCGAGCGCTGCACGATCAGCGCGAGCGCTTCGCGCTGGAAAGCGAAGTTGTTGGCCTGGCCGCCTGCGGGCTTGACCAGGTTGGTGGTCACGAACAGGTTCATGCCGTACATGTCGCCCAGGCTGCCGGTCACGACCGGCTTGGGGTTGCCGATGTACAGCGCGTTCGACCAGCGATCCAGCCCGATCTTGCTGGCTTTCTCGGCCGGCGACATGATGAAGAAGCGATCGTCGGCGGGCGCGTCGGCATCGTCCAGATACTGGTTGGAGCGAATGACGTCCACGTCAGCCAGCGCGGTGCCGAGCGTGCCGACGGTCTGGGTGAAGCCGGCCACGTCGGCGGCCAGTTTCGAGTCGATGTCGCGGGCGATGGCGTAGCCCATCTTCATCTGGTACTCGTTCTGGACGTCGACGATCGACTGCACTTTGACGATGTCTTCGATGCCGACCGCGGCGTACGACCAGATGTTTAGCGTGATGGTCGTGGCGGTCTCGGCGACCGTCTCGTACACGATGGCCGTGTTTTCGGCCTTCGCGCGCGCGGCGACGTTGCCGATGCTGGCGACCTTGACCGACTTGCCGACCGCGGCGTCGTCTTCGAAGCCGCGATTGACACATTTGGCGAAGACCAGATTCGCCTCGGTCGCGCGCAGAACCTGTTTGCTCCAGATATCCGCAGGAGCTCCCCCAGCTTTCGAAGGGGGGCCGACTATACCATCGAGGCCTGAATAGCCCCGCCGACCGTGTAGTCTGTGAGGGCTTCGAAGCGACGGTTGCGGAACATGTCGAGTATTTCCAGTTCGCGGGCCGTGTACGGCTTGTCGTGACCTGGCATCGCGAGCCTGAACTCGCAGAACTCGTACATCACCTTCGCTTGATCTCGCTTGGTCCGCAGATACGGCAAGAGTAACGGGAGCCATCGAGCACACCGCTTCAAACCCTCCGCACGAACCTGCCAGAAGTCTGCCTTCGCATGCCCATTGAGATTGATTCCGCGGCGCTGCCGGTCCCACACCAGATGCGGGAGGTGGTACGCCTCGAGAAGGTCAAGCACATAGGTGAGCGTTGGACGGTCCGTGTTGCCGACAGTGATTCGCGGGGTGAAGTAAGCGCGCTTGTGCGGCCGATTCGTTCGCGACGCGACAAGCCGTTGAAATCCGAATGACCCTTCACCGTCGATGAATCCTGCTAACCATGCGAGATCAGTCTCTCCGAAATTGCCCTGCTGATTGCCCACGTATTCTCCACTCTTTTCCCTTAGTAGGTGTGAAGACTTTAGGGTATCCCAGCATTTGAGGTCGGTTTTATAGCCCCAATTCAGAACGTTTCAGGGCTGAAGATCCCGTCGGCAATGGTCTTGTCGACAAACTCCGTTGCACCAGTGGCCACTGGTTGTATTCCTTTCGGCGTCTCACCCTAGTCGGGTGAGGAGATCACCGCCGCTGTTCGCGACGCACGTCGATGCCGCGCTCCAATCGGACGCGCACGCCCGGTTTGGGTCGGCCCTTGTCGTCGAAGTAGCGGTCGTACTCCTCGAGCGTCATGCTGGCGACCTGAGCATCGGTGATCTCGCGATACTGCTGTGCAGGTCCGCCATCCAACTCGGGGGTCATCTCGCTACCCACGCTCTGCGACAGCTCGGCCTTTTTCAAGGCGGGCTCGCGCTTTTTGACTTCCTGCTCGACGTCGTACTGCAGGCGTGCCTCGTGGACGGCCTGCAGATAGGCGCCGAAGCTGTCGTATTGTTTGCCCTGGACGCGTTTCTGGACGTCTTCGGGCAGGGCGCGCTGAAACTCCGTCACGTCCTGCATGTACGGATTCAGCGTGGCCTGGGTCTGCGCCTCGAGCGCCGCGCGCTGCTGCTGCAGCTCGGCCGCCGTGAGCTGACCCAGGGCGTACAGGTCGCCGCGCTCATAAGCAGCCTGGCGGTCGCGCTCCTGACGCTGCTGGTCTTGTTGACGCAACAGGTCCTGAGCGCGCTTGTTGCTCATGTTGCCGAGGACGGCGGACAGGATTTCGTTTTTCATCAAGAGGTCGCGATCGACGTTTTTGGTCACCAGCCCGATGATTTCGTCCGGGTCGGTCGCGGCGCGGAGTTGGCCGAGCCATTCGGGCACATCTGCTTCTGGAGCGGCGGGCTCGGACGCAGGAGGGCCGTCGTCCGAGCCGCCCTCCGTGGCAGCGGGCGTCTCGGTGTCTCCGGGAGGGGACGCGTCCGGGACAGTATCCGCCACCTTGCGCCTCGAACGGGAACGCGGGGGGGCGCCGTTCGAGACGGACGGGCTCGGCTCGGGCGGGGGGAGAAATGGCTCGAGCTCGTCCAGGAGGTCCGGATGGGTGGAGCGCCGCAGGTCCATCGTCATTTCGACGGCTTCCCCTTGGCCCGCGATTTTCCGGCTTTGCTCATGGCGATCGCCACGGCTTGCGCCTGGGGCCGGCCGGCGGCCATCTCGGTCTTGATGTTCTTCGAGATGCCCGCTTTTGTCTTGGCCGCTTTCCCGCCCAACAGTGGCATCGGTTTATCCCTTGATTGTCCCGAATGTAGACGGTGCCTGGAACGATGGCAAGGTGTTCTTGATCTGGTTCAACGCGTCGTTGGGGTCGAGGCCGTACTTTTCCTGCATGCCCTGCAGGATCATGTTCTGGGTAGACGGTGCCGAGCGCAGGAAGTCGGCGGAATTGATCTTGTTCGGGGTAGGGATGGCGTCCAGCACGCCCTGCACGCCCTGCGAGTTGGCCGAGTTGGTGCCGCCGCGGATGTCGTCGATCATCTGCTGCATGTAGCCCAGGCCGCCCTGGGTATTGCCACCGACCGTGCCGACACCGGTCACCGTGTTGGGCGCAGAAAAACCGGCCACGCCCTGGCCGGTCAGCACGCGCCCGAGTTGGCCCATGACCTGCTGCTGGCGGAACGGATTCGCTTGCATCCCCGCGGCGGCCGTGATCGCATCGAGCTGCTGCTTGTAGGCCTGCTGCTGCGCGGCCAGTGTGGTCGCGGGACCACCTGCGGCGGCATTCACCATGACGGGGTTGCCGTTGACGTCGAGCTGCGGCGTGTAGCCGTAGATGTTGGCCCAGTCCTGAGCGGTCTTGGCCCGCTGCGCCTGGATGCTGGCCGCCTGCGCGAGCGCCTGCTGGGTGGTCTGGCCCTGGTACGTGCCAGTTAGGCCGGCCTGGGTGACAGCCAGGCCCTCGTTGTACTGACGCACAGACTCGGCAAACTTCTGCTGGTCGAGGCCGAAGGTCTGGTTGAACTGGCGTACGGCCTCGTCGAAGGCCTGCTTGTTGCCTGAGGCGATGGCGCCGAGCAGCGAGTTGATGCCCGAGGCGAGCTGCGCCGACTGTGGCGCGGCGACCGTGCCCGTGGGCGCCGAGGGTGTGCTGCCGCCCCCGCTCGAGGGGGTGTAGGCACCGATGGAATTGGACCCGTACGTGCCGGCCGCGGGCGACCAGGTACCGGCCGCCTGGGCCTGCTGCTGCGCCTCCTGCAGCGAGCCGGCCTGGATCTGCTGCGCGCCGCCTGTCTGAGTATTGGGAAGCGTAAAGGTGGCCATGTCAGGCGGTCACCGTGGCGGTCGGCGGCGCGACCGTGGTCGGCGCGACGAACATGGCCGCGTTCGCCCAGGGATTCGGGGCGACCGCACCGAAGGGCGTACTGGCCTGGGCCGTCGCCGCGGCGAGCTGCTGAGATGCTTGCTGGCGGTTGTAGGCCTGCTGCGCGGCTAGCATCGGATTGGAGCCAATGGCACCGAAGGGCATGTTCGCCTGAGCGGTCGCCTGCTGGACCTGCTGTGCCGCGGCGGCCTGGTTGGCTTGCTGCTGAGGGGTGACCGTCGTCGGCGCGTTGAAGCCGGCACCTTGTTGCTGCTGGGCAGCGATGGTCTCGGCCGGATGCGGCTGGCCGGTCATGTCGCGGTACTTCTGCAGCATCTGGCCGAGCACGCCGTAGGCATTCGCCGCGTCACCGCCGAGCTTGCTGCCCGGATCGGCGCGCTGCACCAGGTTGGCCGCCGACTGATACACGTCGGGCCCGCCGCCGAGCTCGGTCGCCCAGCCGCTGATGCCGCCGACGAGCGCCTCGCCGAGACCGGCTGGTGCCGACAGCATGCCGCCGCCCAGATTGCCGCTGGGTGAGCGCTGGCCGGCCAGGCCGAGCACCGAGCCGAGCATCTGCTGGGCGTTGGAGACGCGGTTCTGCAGGATGCCGGCGCCGGTCTGCGCGCCCTGCTGGATGCCCTGCAGCACGGCCCCGCCGGTCTGGGCAACCTGCTGCTGCTGGTTGGCCTGGGCATTGATCATCGCCGCCTGGGCGGTCATCGACTGGGTGGCCGAGGTGATCAGCTTCTGCGCCGCGTCCTCGGACATCGACCCGTCGGCCACCTTCATGCCGAGTTGCTGGATGAGCTGCTTCTGGGCGTCCGAGATGCTCAGTTGGTTCTGGTTGTGGGTGAAGACCGGCTGGCCGTTGTCGCCGATGGTCACCACGAATGGCGATGTGGTGTCCGGGGTGAGCGCCTGACCGGCGGCCGGCAACGGCGGCGGCTTCCAGTCGGGGCCCTTCGAGACGAGCTTCGAGTTGCCCTGCGAGTCGATCAGCAGGACATTCGGCGAACGCGGGTCGTTCTGCGCGACGGTGTAGGTGGTCTCGGTCGGCAGCGCGTTGCCCTGGTCGTCCTTCGCCTCCTGCCAGACGATGCCCCCGGCACTGTCAACGGCGATGTACGTCTTGCCGTTGCGCACCACCGGCTGCAGGTCCTTGGCCAACCGGTTGGTGGACGGCTCGGTGCCGGGCACGACGTGGTACGCGTCGTCGCCTGATTTGGACGGGTCATACTCGACCAGGCCCTTGCCGGGCACATTCACGGTGCTCTTGTCGTTGACCGAGATCGGCTTGCCGTCCGGACCGGTGACCACCGTCGCCGTGCCGTCGGGTTTGACCAGGTACGGCGTCTTGTTGATGGTCGTCAGTGAGCCCGAGGGATCTTTCGGGATATCGATGACGGTGCCCGTCTTCGGATCGCGCAGGCTGACCGGCTTGGTGGTGGTGTCATCGGCGGCGATGACGTTGCCCTTCGCGTCGAGTTTGTCGAGCTGCGCGCTGGGTGTCGGCGTGGTTTTGACCGACTCGGGCGCGGCGCTGTTGGGCAGATCCGGAACGGGTTTCAGTTTGCCGTCGGCCGGGTCCTTGCCGTAGTAGGTAATCGACTGGTCGGCGTTCCGAATCTGCTGGAAGTCGGTCCAGCCCGTCCTGGACCCGGTGCCTTTGGGTGTCCAGTCATCGATGACGCCGCTCGGGCTGATCTGCAATGACGAGCCGTCGCCAAACGAGTACCGGCTGATGTCGGTCGGCTTGCCCTTGGCATCGGTGATGTTGGCCTGCGGCTGGCCGACGACACCACCGTGATCGGCCGCGAGTTGATTGACGACCGATTGCGCCTGGGACGAGTCGATCTCGGGTTGACCGGATGCCGGGTCGGAGAACCACCCGAACGGCCAGGGGATGCTCGTTCCAGGAATGTTTGGCATCTAGCAGCGCTTACTTCGCCTTAGCGAATCCTTGACAACTCTGCGCGTATAGTAAGCCATCACACAAGAAGGTCCCGCGCCAAGAGTCACTGGCCGGGACCGTTGGCACAACGAAGGAGATTCGCCGTGCAGCCCCAGTCTAACGAACACCGACACCCAGAGATCGAGCGCGACATGGCCAGGCGCTTCGCCATGCTCCATGAGTTCATGGCGCAGGGCTTTGCCGACATCTTGCGGGAAATCGAGGCCGGCTTCAGTCGGGTGAACCAGCGCATCGAACGGCTCGAGTCGCGACTCGACGCAGTCGACGGTCGCCTGGGCAGCATCGAAAACGAGTTGCGCCGCATCAATCCTAACGGACAGGCGCAGCCATGAGCACGCCGACACAAGGTGATCTGTACGCGGACCTGTGCGCGCGCGTCGAACGCGCCAGACGAGCGGCGCGCTGGCGCCACCGGCTCGGCATGGGACTGCTCATTCTGGTGAGTGCGGCGTGTCTGATTCTGGTCCTGACCGGCGTCATCCCTCTGGATGGCACCTGCTCGCCCGGCGCCGCAGTCGTCGATCCGTCCTGCGTTGTTCACTAGCGTGCCCGGTGCGCGCCCGCAGTCGCGCTGCCGACTGAGCGGCTGGTCGCACCCGAGCTCGTCCGCGGGCGCGTCGCGGTTGCCGTGCCGCCCGACGTCGAGGGTGCGGTAAAGCCGAGCGCGCCCGCGATCTGTTCGCCCAACTTTTCCTGGGGGATGAAGGACTTGCCATACTGCCCAGCCTGGTAGGCGAGCTCACGTTGGGCCTGGCCGCGCGCCTGGGCGTTCGCGCTCGAGACGCCACCCACCGCACCGACCAGATTCATCGCGTCCTGCAGCGACGAAAGCCACGTCTCGTCGGCGACGTGCTTGACGTACTCGGAGGCGAATTGACTGGCCAGGCCCGGAAGGTTGCCCTCATTGTCGCGCGCCGACTCATACAGTGCTGCGGCCTGAGCCAATGGCTCACTCGCCGCCCCGAGGGCGCGCAGTGGCAGCCACAGATTGCCCTGGGCGTCACGTTTCGCCATGCCCTCAAACGGTCCTAGATTCGCCTGCTCCGGGATGCGAACGCTTTGCTTCGGCGCACCGCCCTCGGGCTGCTCGCCAGTGATGTTGCCGGCCGCCGCCTGGGTAAACGCCAGCCCGGCCAGACCGACGCCGAACAGGTTGTTGACTAACTTGGCGCGGTCCAGCGGACGCCCCTGCACAGCGTCGATCACCCGCCCGCCCAGTCCGAGCGGCGAGCGTTCGACGCCCTGGGTGAAGACGTTGTAGCCGACGCGATAGAACGGCAGCAGGATCTGGCTGGCGACGTCCAGACCGGGGTTCTTGCCGCGCAAGGCACTCATGGCATCGTTGACCGCGGAGCCGATCGTGCCGTACTGGCCAGATCGCAGTGCCCACTGCTGGCCGGCTTCGGCCGCCTGCGCGGGCGAGGCGCCGAGCGCCAGGTTGGCCCCGCGACCGATGCCGGCGCTGATGTCGCTGATCGCCCCGTGGGTGCGCACCAGACCAATCAGCCCGGTGCCGAGCGTGCGCGTCAGTGGATTCGAGCCCAGCACATCCAGCCCTGGGCTGAAGCCATAGCCCCCGGCGGGCCCGCCGCCCAGCGCGCGATAGTTGGTGCCGTAGCGCATGGTCTGGAGCGCGTCGCGCGCGCCCTCGACGAGACCGCCCATGCCGCCCGCCAGTCCGGCCGGGATGTCGCCCGCGCGACCCTGCAGGATCAGATTGACGGCCCCGGCGGGCGCACGCAGCGCCGTCTGGATGAACGGACTCGCCGCGACTTTGGCCTCGGTCGAGAGGCCGCCGGCCATTGCGCCGGTTCGCAGCGCACGCAGCATCTCGAGTTTGCCAACGTTCTGACCGGTGACGCCAGACAAGAAGCGCTCGATCTCACCGGGGTTGGCCCCGGCGTTCAGCAACTGGTCGAGCCGGTCGTGGGCGATATAGTTGGACGGCGCGGCGATGTCGAGGGCGCGGTCGATGCGCTGGTGCATGGCATCCACCATGTCCTGGGTCACGCCCTTGGGCCAGGTCGGTGGCGCGGGTGCCTCTGGCGAGGGTGGAGATGGTGTCGTTTCGCCCGGTGTTTCGGGGCGCAGTGGATGATCGGTGACCCATTGGCGCAACGTGTCATTGATGTCCTTGCCGGCGACGCCAGCTTGGGACTGCTGCTGGACAAAGTCGCGTAGTCCAGCCTGAATCTCGTCGGGATACTGCCGCAACTGCTCCGCGAGTTCGCCCACTGACAACTTCTGCCCCCCAAGCCCGCTCGGTTCGGCCATGCCGGCGATGGCGAGCTGCGCGTTGTCCCAACGCTGGCGGTCCTCGGGTGTCATCGGACCCGCATTCGGGTCGGCGTACTTGGTGGTCAGGTCGCTGATGACGTTGACCGGGTGGCCCGGCTCGAGGATGTTGGGCAGCAGTTGCTGGCGCAACTCCGAGCCGTAGGCCTGACCGAGCGGCGAGGCCGCGAGCGCCTGACCGGCCGCGCGCAGGCCGCCACCCAGGATGTTGGACGGCATAAGCGGGTTATCGGTGAGCTCGCGCGGCACGCGCGCGTCGGCGGTCAATGGCGCCGTAAAACCCTGCAGACTGTCGGCGACGGCCTGGGCTTTTTGCCGCGCGTCTGACAGGCCACCTCCCAGGACCGCGCCGGCACCGGCCAGCCCGGCCGCGGCCCCGCCCAGGCCCGCGGCGTAGAGCGCGTTCGCCTGGCCGCCCATCGTGCCACTCACGGCGTTGCGGATCTTGCCGACGTTCTCGGGGAAGATGACCGTGGCCTGGTGCTCAATGGGATTCCCTGCAGAGTCGCGCATCGGGATGCGCTGGCCACCGGCGTAGGTGATGCCGTCATAGCCCGCGTCCGCCAGGGTCCGGTTCGTCCATTGCTCGACCTGGCCGCGGCCCCATCCACCCAGGTCTGGGCCAGGATTTGCCCGCATGAGCGCGTCCCAGACGTTCGTGCCCTGCACGCGTAGCTGGTCGTCGAAACGCTTGGCGACGTCGGGAGCCACGCTACTGCGGATACGCTCGACATCTGCCGGGGCTGGATTGTCGACGTTCAGTAGGTTCAGATCATTCGGCACGTCGAGCGCGCGCACGTTGCCGCCGCGACTGAAAATGTCTGGCCGTAGCGTCTTCAGGTACGTCTCGGGGTTCGGGACGTCGCGACTCAGGACGGCCTCGAGCCGGTTCTGGATGTACTGAATCGCACTGTCGCCAGACATCTGTGTACCAGCGACTCGCGTGTAGCCCGTATCGGCCAGTTGTTGCGCGCCATTAGCTAACTGGCGAATGTCACTCGCCGTCGACTGTTGGAAGTACCCGTGATACCCGGCGTCACCCGACACCTCCTCATGCACGCTCTGCAGCAGGTCGGCGAGTTCGTTCGCATCGACCCTAGTACGCGCCTGGGCGTAGCCCGGTGCTTGCAACTCGCCTGCGCCGGTCATGTACGTCGTGAACTTGCCGGTGGTCGGGTCGTATTCGCTGGTGCGCCCGGTCTCCGGATTGATACCGATCTGACCACGACTCACGCGCCCACCGGCGACGTCGGGCGAGGTCGTCATGTAGTAACCCGGCCCGAACAGGTTGCCTTCGCCACTGACGGCCTCAGGCGACACACTGGGGAAGTCGGCACCGGTGCCGTGGTACATGCGCGTGGTGCCACTCTCGGGCGCGCCACTCAAACCACCCACGATCATCTGCGCCTGCTGCAGGTCGGCACGGTCGGCGTCGGTGATCGAGTTCGGGTCGTCCAGCATCTTGCGATTGACGCGGTCGATGGTGCCGACGGCCTCGAGCGCGCTCGGCTGCGCGAGCAGGCCGCCGAGGGCCTGGGTGCCGAAGCGCGCGACACCCGCGAGTCCGGGCAGCTCAGGCAGGCCGGTGATCAACGACACGTCGCGGTCGGTGGGCGCCGGCGCCTGCTGGAGCGCGCGTCCGAGGGCCTGACGTGTCTCGGGCTGCACCACCTGCCCCAGGATCTGCATGCCGCGCGAGACCAGGTTCGACGGCATGAGCGGGTTGGCGGCCATCGCCCCGACGCTGAGTGGACTGTCGCCCGGCACCTGCGGGTGATCGACGGCCAATCCACCCTGGAGTTGGCCCATGCGCGCTTGCATCTGGTCGGGTGTCATCCATTCGCTGCCGCCGCGCAGGTCG